TGCAGTTCGTCGCCGGGTTCGGAAGCCTGCGCTCCCACCTGCGCTTTTGCGCTAAATCTCCAATGTTGATCTTCATTATTAAAAAATTTTACCAACCCCCCATCGAATTGAAGGCTCGATAGTAGTCATCCATCGAGTATTCGGGCTCGGCCGCTTTTTTGAGCGTCGCCATGAGCTCAAATATCATTCGGTAAGCAATCGGGTCAAGGTCATCGGGTGAATAATTATGCCTGCGTTTAAACGCTAATTTCGATATAAAGAAGTATTTGCCGTTCTCTTTCTGATCGCGCTTGAGGCACTCGGTGGCTTCGAGCACGAGCAGATCAAGGATAGGCATTTTGTCGTTCTTGCGGCCGTATTGAACCAACGTGGAGCCCGGTATATCGAAGCGTAGGCGCCCCATTCGAAGGTAGGCGCTGAGTTTACCGAGAAGTTGGTCTCGGAGGCACACATACTGCTCCATTTCGATCACGTTTCCGGCCGAGTCGTATTCTTTTATAGGTGTGCGGTTCGAGACGATTGCCACGACACCGCGCATGTAGTCTTCGAAGTAGTTACCGAGACCTCCGGCATCCACCGCAATGTGCTCTACCGGAATGTCATACTCAGTCTTCAAGGCGCGGATCCATTCTACCTTCTCTCGCGCGTCATCCGTGTAGGTGGTCTCAACGCGATTGCAAGTGAGCCCAGTCCATATATAAGCCTTGGTGGGGTCGGTTCCGTCGCCGATGTCCACGGTCATGTATCGCTCCGTAGAGGGTTCGAATGGATTCTGATTCGGGCCGGGGAACATGGCCTCGATGTGGCTTTGGTTTACCATTGCCTCTCCTTCGCCCATCTCGCCCCAGTAGCCGAATAGGAGCTTCATTCGCTCCGCCTCTCCGACGTTGAACAAGTTGGCTACATTTCCGCCCTGCGTCTGGAAGGTAAGGATTCGGTTATCCATAATGTTACCGGGGATAAACGTGAAGGTCTTGATGAAGCAGTCGGTGGTCAGACCTGCGGCACGCATCTCGGCCGTCAACATGGATTCGAGGTCTATGCGGCTCTTGACTTCATCCGGAGTCTCGCCCCAGATGATGTCCTCCGGCTTGTCGCCGTTGATTACCATGTACATGATCTTGCCGACGCGATCTAGGCGGACATAATTGTCGTCGCCGATATACCCGGCCGTCCGGAGCATCTTGGAACTCCAGTGCCAGCCGTTCGCGTTGAGGGTGCAGACCATCTTCGGTTTCATACCGGAAGCGTCACGGTTTCGAGAGAACCAGTATTTCCAGATTTTGAAGGTGAAGTTGGTCAACTCGTCGATGCCGATGTAGGATGCCTGCTTGTTCTTCATCTTCTCCTGCGCCTCCTTCTCCTGAGAGTCGGATTGCAGGTTGATGTGAGTAAGCATGATAGAGCTCTGGTACTCAGGCCATGCAAAGGAGTAGTCGGAGGCCGAGTATTCGCATCCTTTCATTTCGGAATATATTCGTTTTGCGTCCGAAAGAATACCACCCGCGGTGCCGACTTCGACGAGCTCCTTTTTTATGATAAGGCCCGAATATCCGTACATTCCAATGCCTCTAAGTGCCTCTAACAGAATGCAATATGTGTTATGAGTAACCACGCATGCTTTCGAGGCGAGGTACAGCGAGTTCGGGTTGCTAACTGCGATGCACCTACATTTATCTCGGCCGACCTTTTCTACCTTCACGATCCTGCGGGTCTTGGAGAACCTGCGCGGCTTCACCTTCGATGCCTTACGATCCAGTCGGAACAATTTTGCGTTGTCCGCCGTCTGTATATATAATACATAGGCGTCCTTGCACTCGATTCGCACACCGTCATTCTTATACGAGGTCGCTTTTTGAGTAATCGTACACATACCGCCGAGGGACCATATCACCTCCTGAATATCCTCGGCAAGTTGTTTGGAAGTGGTAGTCAGGCCAACGCTCGACCTTCGGCTGTCGGCATACCCATCCGAGTCCATGAGGCCCTGAATCAAAGCGAATCGGTCCTCTACCGATGCCAGCTTGTATCGGATAGGTATGAATTTCGTGTGAGAGTATGTACCGTATAGTTTCAACTTCTTGATACCCTCCAAAAGATGATCGTCATACAAAATGTAATCTTTCCCGCTTTTGGCACGATATACACGCTTGGTGTTTTTCTTGAAAAATTCGACTACTTCCAGATCAAGAGTTGTGACCATTATATGCTTTATACTCCCAGTCATACATCCGTCTCCCAACAAGAACCCGAGCATATACGGATCAATCGGCAACTTATCCGGCCGGGAGAACGTTACGGGCTCGCATAGAGGCACGGCGATGTGTTTATCAGGTTTCTCGTTTAGATGCTTGATAATAGCAGCAGTGTCCCATACAGAACAATCCTCGTCCCGGCTCAAACCATGCAACCTTGCCCTCTTGGATTGCCTCCTCATTTCGTAAACATTCCATAGGTGTTCGTAGGTGCAGTCAACGAAAGCGCCGTCGATAAAGTGTACCCTATATACATCCTGCTCTCCGAGCTCGTAAATGTTGACTACTCGCTGTTGGCCGCCGAAGGTGTTGGAGATGATGTCTCCGGGCTTGAGGTCGCCCATTTTGCGGAATCCAAACGGTGTTGCGATCTGAAAGCTATACGCATGGCCTTTGCCCGCTGATGCGGAGCCTCCCGTCCAAATGACATCCGCCTCGCAGGTCTGGATCGCTTCCTGAAACCCGGTCTGGGCGATGATGTCTTTGTTGTCTCGCAGTTTGGCTCCGTTCACTTTTACCCATCCCTTTTTCTTAACCGTACTGAGTTCGCGCTCTACTTTTGGATAGAGCTGTACGGGCTGTGTATTGGGATTTATACGAGTGAACATAGCAAACTTTTATTCGCAAATTTACGATAAAATTTGTTCTTGGCAAAAAAATGTTTTACATTTGTCGTTGAGTATACAAGTATTTGAGAATCATGTAAATGGTACTCGTACTTGCGGAAACATTCACTAATCATTGAAAAACAATGAAGTTTACTAAAGAGCAAGTACTTGGAAAAACCAAGGAACGACTGGGAAAAACCCAAAAGATTTCCGACCGCACCATTTTGGATGCCGCGACAAACGCGATGGCCTTCCTGCCCGACGACTCCGACATGGAGATCGACGCCTTCATGGAGAAGTTTATGCCGACCATCACTTCGGTCAACACGAACTTCAACAACGATCAGGGAGCTTTCATTTCGAAATGGAAGGAGGAACATCCCGAACCGAAACCGAATCCGGCTCCGAAGCCTAACGACACCGAAGAGATGCCCGCTTGGTACAAGGCCGAGCTTGAGCGTCGCAAGGCGTGGGAAGAGGAGCAGGAGGCCAGACTGAAAGGTTTGACCGGACAGCACCGCAAGGAGGAACTGATTCAGCAGGCGCGTGAGGCTTTCTTCAAGCCCGCCGACAAGAAGAAGACTCCTATCGACGCCTATAAAGGTGTAGCCGAAATCGCGCTGGAGGATGCGTTCGAGACGATCAAAGAGGATGACACGGTAGAAGCCATCGTTTCGCGGGCTTACTCGCGCTACGAGCGGACGCTGACGGCTCAGGGCCTCCCGGCCACGGCTGGTTACGTTCCCGGCGATCCTACCCCGAATCCGGCTCCGAAAAACGGAGAGAAGGACCCGGCCGCCGAAGCGCTTTTGCGCAACCTTGGTATCAAAACCGAAGGCAAGGGTGACGGGGACGAATAACGACACCATTAATTAACAACTGTTTAAAACCATGAGAGCAGGTTATAACTACAACAAAATGCGGGAGTACTCCATGACTGTTGGTGGTCTGCGCAACGTCTATGGTGGCAAGGCTGAGGTGACTCTGCCTACTGGCTATAATATGGCGCTGGAAGACATGCCTCCCGTCGGGAACGTTCTCCCCGCTGGTACCCCGTTCGGTTGCGACGATTTCGCAAAGACGGCCCAGCCCCACTACGCATTTGCAGTAAACGCGGTCGTCGAGACTACGGCTACGCAGGTGCAGGTGAAGAAAGACTTCGAGGGCACCCGTGCCCGCGTCGGCATGGTGCTGATGCACCTTCCGAACGACGTTACGGACCTCGACTACACCGGAACGGGTGTAACCGTTACGGCTATC